GGCGATTGATAAGATGGTTAACCCGCCACTAGTTGCGGATATGCAGCTTAAGAACCAACCAGCGAATCTTACGCCAGGTGGTATAACCTACGTAAGTGGCTTTGCCGCTGCTGGTCGGCCGGGTCTTGCCTCAGTGTATGAGAGCAAGTTCCCAGTTCAAGATATAACCGCTGATCTCGAAGCTGTGAAGCAGCGGCTGAGTCGGGTATTCTATAATGATATCCTCCGTACTGCTTCTCAGTATGAGACTCGATCAAACGTAACAGCAATAGAATGGGACTTACGTAAGTCGGAATCTATGGTTATGCTTGGCCCAGCTCTCGATCGAATTGACTTCGAAGTCTTAACTCCAATAATTGATCGCGTCTTCGCTATAGCCAACCGAGCTGGAATCCTCCCGCCAGCACCACCCGAGATTCAGGGTATGCCACTTAATATTGAATACGTCTCAGTCTTAAGTCAAGCTCAGAAGGCTGCCGCAGCCGCAGGCATAGAGCGTATACTCCAGCTCGCAGGCAACTTGGCTGGTGTAGACCCAACAGTTATGGATAATATCGATATAGACTTCTCCATGGAAGAGATGTCAGACCTACTAGGGAATAACCCTAAGATGATACGCTCACAGCAAGCTTTACAGGCAATTCGGCAGCAGCGTGCTCAATCTCAGCAGCAAGCTCAGCAAGCTCAGATCGCTCAGCAGCTATCTCAAGGAGCAAGGAATCTATCCCAGACCGATGTTGGTGGTGGGCAAAATGCCTTACAGGCGATGCTTGGGCAGCAAGGCACACCAGGTGGAGCTGGATAATGTACGATGCCTCCAACCGAAAAGATATCCGCAAGGCTGAGAAGGCTGCGCTACGTGCTGAACATGAGCGAATAGAATGGCTTCAGGTCGCGTTAAGCTCAATCGGTGGGCGAAGTTGGTTTCACAATATCCTCTGTGCCTGTCACCTATTCTCCGACCCATTTACAGGAGATGCTCTTCGAGAAGCTTACCTTAAGGGAGAACGTAATATCGGGCTGCGTCTCTTCGCTGATATCGTCGCTCACTGCCCCGATCAATACTTACTTATGGTAAAGGAAGCCAATGCCCGAGACACAACCCTTAGCCAACGATCCAGCGAGTCGGACCCAGGAGGGGACGATACTGGATCAATCCCATACGAATACGGAGACGACGACTAATGCCAATCCTAACACTCCCGCCGAACCTAAACCAGCCCCAGCCGAATACACTCCTTTCACCGCACCGGAGGGCTCAAGCCTCGACCCCAAAGCCATCGAAGGTGCCACCGCCCTCTTCAGAGAATTTGGCCTCGATCAGTCTCAAGCCCAAAAGCTAATAGATTGGGGGGCGAGTCGGGAGAAGGAAACTGCTGGTAAGAGCGCTGAAGTCTATAACCAGATGAGAACCGATTGGCGGTCTCAAGTCGAGGCTCACCCGACGTTAGGTGGAGCTAAGCTCGATGAAACTAGAGCCGAGATCGGTAAGGCGATTGCGACTCTACCGCCGAAGCTTCAGACAGCGTTTAAGGACGCTATGAACTTAACTGGAGCCGGAGACCATCCAGCGGTCGTAGAGGCTTTCTACACTCTCGCTAAAAGCGTGAATGAAGGTCAGCATGTAGCTGGGGCAGGTCCTAGCGAAGCTGGCCAAGTTAAACCTGGAACATCTGTGAGGCCTAGCCCTGCACAGTCTATGTTTCCGAACCTGCCGACTATGGCACACTAACTCTAAACTAGAATGCCTGATTGTGGCCCCGTTGTGGGTAGAACAGCTTAGCTCAGACACACTCAAGCCGAAGGCTAACCTCAACCTAAGGACACAACCATGGCAAACCCTGTAATTGTTGGTGCGACAGCACTAACCTACGCCGATTGGGCGAAGCGGATGGACGACGGATATCACGTCGCTACCATCATCGAGCTTCTATCCCAGACAAATGAAATCCTTGATGACATGATGGTCATGGAGGGGAACTTACCGACTGGACATAAGACTACCGTTCGAACCGGCCTACCTCAGGCGACGTGGCGATTACTAAACACTGGCGTTCCTAATGCCAAGAGCACGACTGCACAGATCGTTGATACTTGCGGTAACCTTGAAACTTACTCAGTGATCGATAAAGATATCGCTGACCTTAATGGCAATACTGCTGAGTTCAGACTTAGTGAGGTTAAGGCCTTTCTAGAAGGTATGTCTCAGCAGGTTGCCTCGCATATAATCTACGGTAACCAGTTCGTCAACCCTGAGCGCTTTACTGGCACAGCCCCTCGTTATGCCACTAAAAATACTGCTAACTCCCAAACGGCGAATAATGTTCTAGATGGTGGTGGAACCTCAAGTACTAATACCTCGATCTGGATCATGACTTGGGGTAATGATACTCTTCACGCAACCTTTCCAAAGGGTAAGATAACCGGTCTTCAGCACCGTGATATGGGCGAGTGGCCTGTTCTGGACTCTGCTGGCAATACTTATCAAGCCTATCGTGACCACTTTAAGTGGGAGATAGGGCTAGTCCTCCGTGACTGGCGTTATCAAGCGCGTATAGCGAATATCGACGTGACCCAGCTTACTGGCGTCTCAGCCGCGAACTTAATTAACCTCCTTGTTCGTGGGCTGTATCGCCTCCCAACTGCCCCAGCTAACGCCACCGCAATTCAAACCTCAGATACGCCAGAGGTTCGAGCGAATATGGGCAGGGTCGTGATCTACTGCAACCGTGTTGTCCGTACCTACCTCGATCTCCAAGCTATGAATAAGACTAACGTCTTACTCAGGCTTGAGGAATTCGACGGCAAGGTCGTCACTACCTTCCGTGGTATCCCGGTACGTACTTGCGACGCGATCCTTAGCAATGAAGCACAGGTCGTCTAACCTAGGAGAACTACTATGATTCTTGACGGACTACTTACCTTCTCAGGTACTTCAAATGGTGCGACCGGTGCTCCAGCTGATGGCCTTCAAACCGATGCGCCGACGACTGGTACTCAGGTTGCCTCTAATATCGTCGATCTTGGTCTCGTAGGTCTACCTCCCTTCGCTTCTGGCGCCGGTGCTAGAGACATTGGAGTTGGAGACGATCCACAACTTAAGCTAAGTGCCATAGTCACTACGGCCTTTGCCTCTGGGACTAGTCTTCAGCTTGAATTAGATGGGGCACCGGATAATGGCGTAGGTGCTCCAGGTGCTTACACTGCAATGTGGCACTCTGAAGTCTTCCTTGAGGCAGCCTTAATCCAAGGTGCACAGCTGGCTAACGTTCCTGTCCCTCGTGTTCTCTTCGAACAAGTCCTACCTCGGTTTCTGCGTCTACGATATATAAATGTCGGTACCCATACTGTCGGAGATATCGAAGCCCAGATCGTGATCGATCGTATCGATCAAATCATTGGTGCGACTGGTGCAATGTCTGGCTACCCTGCTGGTATTGTTGTTCCGAACTAACTCTGGAGGTAGGTTATGAAGAGAACATTAGCTTTAGTTCTAGGCCTTGTTCTAGGTTGGTCGGTTTGGGCTCAACCCGTAGTCCAGAATACAATTACAGGTAATGAAGTCTGGCCAGCTGCCCAAGGCCCTGGTGGCTCAAGTACGTGGCTTGGGATAGATACAGTCCGTAATGGAGAGTCGCTAAATCTAAAGTCTGGCTCTGGTGCTGCCACCTCAACAGCTACGGGCGGTATGCTATTTTGGGTTGGTACCGCTCCAACTACTTGGACTATTACTCTACCGTCACCTGCGTATGGTGGTGAGATAGTAGCTTTAGACACTGATACAACTCTAACGACTCTAGTCACTGTGAACGCCGGTGCAGGTCAAACTCTCCACACAACTTATAATAGTCAAACTCTCACAGTAGGCGTCCCAATAGTCTTTCAGTATAAGAACTCGGTCACTACCTGGTTTAGAATTCAATAGGAGATATAATATGGCTAGATGGAAGTTAACTGCCCCACACTACCTTAATATCGAAGGTACGAAGTGGGAATATCAAGAAGTCTCACGTACCACTGGAAAGACTATACGTATACAGGTTCCTGTCCCAACCCTTCTAGACCCGCGTGATCAAGCCGATTTTACGCATAAGTGGGGGCAACAGTCACAGCCTGGAGTACATTCAGATATTGAGGGTGAGATCATAGTTAGTCGTGGGCCTAGTATCGATTCAAAGGATATCATATTTATTGGTGATCCAACACCGGATATGATCCCGATCGACGACGAGGCTAAAGCTATCTCAGCTTCATTTACCGAGCACTGGAGATATAAACCAGAGACAGAAGCCCCAGGTATGTTCTCGCAAAGTCTCGTAGATCAATTCCATCTAGCTATGGCCGATGCCTCGACTAAACCGGCTCGGATAGAGGGTCTTGATCTACTTGTGGCTGCTATGGCCGATGTCGTGAAGTCTAATCAAGAACTGACTAAGTCCTTCGTTCGGAGGGTTTAATGCCAACTAATACCATCGTCGGTTCTCCAGGTGCAATCGGTGGTGCTAGTGGAGGCTTCACGATAGCGTTTAATAATATCTCGACCGTGCCTCAGCTAGTTGCACCTGGCGATGCTCAGCGTATATCTATCACATTCCATAATCCTGGTAACGCCGATATCTTCGTTGCGCCGACAGTAACACAAGGCTCTGGCTCAGATGTTCCACTAACCCCAAGTACCGTCGCCCTTGGTGGCTGCTGGAGAGTTTTCGGTAATGGCGGTACACTTCAATTCGATGGGGAATGCCAGAAGCCTTGGCAAGCTTTTAGTGCCTCTGGGACTGGCAATCCTCTAACTGTGAGGGAGAGTAGATTATAATGCCTAGTAAGTCGCAGAAGCAGGCTAGGACTATGGCCGCCGCAGCTCACAGTCCTAGCTTCGCTAAGAAAGTCGGTATCCCGCAGAAAGTAGCTAAGGATTTCAACAGAGCCGACACTGGTACTAAGCGCCTATCGAACGCTATAAAAAAGAGATGAAGAGACTTATACTAGCTCTAGCTCTAGCTCTATGTCCTAGCTTAGGTTGGGCACAGAATAAGACGTGCCCGACTCGACCGGCTGGGGATAGTACTAATGCCTGTGCCAGCACGGCATTCGTTACCACGAGTGTAGCAGCTAACTTTGCCTCGCCGCCACCACTTGGTAACTCAACTCCTAACACAGTCGCTGCTACGACTCTTTCAGCTACTGGTGCTGTATCAGGTACTGGCTTCACCGCATTATTTGCTAGCCCGCCGCCTATAGGTATTACAACTCCTAGCTCTGGTGCCTTCACTACCTTATCCACGACCGGACTAGGTACTCTAGCATCAGAAACAGTGTCAGGGCTATTTACAATAGGCGGATTCGTTCGAGCAACAAACGAGACGAGTACAACTATCTTTATTGGCCCGACGGACTATCTAGGAGTAAGTGAGTTCTCAGGCGGAAAGTATGGTTATGGTGCCAGTGCAACTACTCTTCTTGAGGGCAATACGCAAATCCCGTTCACTACAGCGGTAAGGACACGAAACCTAGTTGCGGATGGGTTTGGAGCTATTATTTGGTGTTTTAACGATTTAGCTGGATCGAAGCATTGTTGGGCTCAATACGACGAGGCACGGAGATACGTTGGAGCTGGTCCAACAGAGAATGGAGAGTGGGATACAACTGAGTTTGGAACTAGCACCGACTTCGATCCCTATAGCTTAAGGTTTGGTAATCTTGCATACTCAGCTGGGCTACGTCTTGGCTCGGGCGGTGGATGTACAGCAGCTACACCATGCTTCGACGCAATCCTAGGGACGTATACTGCGATCGCTCAACCAGCTAGTGTAGCGATAAATATCTTGAATGTTGGATCGACGTATAGAACTGGTATAAGCTTCGATACTGCTGCTATAAACGGAGTCGATGGTAAAACCTTAGGCCAATTCGGTCCTGCTATGAAAATGGCAGTGGGTCAAACACTTGACTGGCAGTCGTGTACAAATATAACATCTTTTCCGGTGAACTGTGCGGTTAATAACGTAACAGCTCGTATAACAGCACAACAAGGTACAGCCGCAGTCTTAAGCAAGCTCATCTTCGTCGATAACGGAATCCAAATCCAGAACGCAGCCGGTGCTTCGCAATTATCAGTTAATACATCGACAGGTCTAGTCGCAGCGGCTGGCCTAGTCGATGCTTCGGCTGGTGGCCTCAAGGCGCCGGCCATAGCTAATGGGACTGTTGCAACAGTCCTCGGCTCTCTTGGGCCAGTAGGCTCTCACACAACCGTGCAAGAGTGGTTACAGGTACAAGGAACAGGTGGAGTAATAAGGTATGTCCCAGGGTTTTAAATATATCCCGATATTAGCTACCGTCTGGCTTACCCCAGCATTAGCTACTGACTTTTCTCAAGTCCTAAAGATGGTAGATGGCACACCAGTCGATGATTGTGCACACTTCTCAATCGAATCTAATAAGTGCGATAAGATTGTGCCTCTGACGCTCGGCCGGTTCATAGCCGTGGTCCTAAGCCAACCAAGCCACATGCCAGTTGCCGATGACGTCTTGGCTAGGCGTCTTGCATCTAAAGTAGTCGATGCTAAGGAGATCGAGCTAACCCCGGATGAAATCATTCGAATCAAGACAAGAATGTCGGAGATGACGTATAACCCTATAATAAAGGGCGAAGCTATAGAGGCTATTGATCCAGCGGGTACTAAGTAATGGCTGAGGATGTAGACTATCAGAAAGTTATCCACGAGGATATAAAGCAGCTCCGGCAGCTTGTGTCTAGAGTCGTCAACTATATAATAGACGCTGAAAGTGAGGTCCCAGAGAAAATGCGTCGGTTCGTTATGTATATGCACGATATGCATGACGTTAAGAACTTGTATGATGAACACGGGATACCAGTCCCAGAATATGTTATGAGGGAAGTTGAGCGGTGTGACGACCGCCTACGGCAGCTTCTAGTCGAGATGCATACCGATGGCGGTGCCTTCGAGAAGGTCCGACGGGATATGGCTAAGGACACAAGTAACCGTTGGGATCACACTCGGCGGATTGAAGGTCCAAAAGGAGAAGTAGAATGAAGCAAGGACAAGCAAGTTCAAGTGGTATGGGAGCTACTAAGGTTGAGCCTAGACCTCGTGCTGTATGCCCGGAGGCTGTAGCTAATATCGGCCTACAGCAAATTACCTATAAGAAAATCCCAATGTATGAAGGTCGTGGGCTTAAAGCGCCGATGGCTGGAGAGGAAGTTCACCACTGCGGTAGCCAAGGGAGGCACTGATGGAAGACTGGTATAAGATGCGGATGTTACTAGATATAATTCATATGGCAGCGTCTGCTGGGCCAGCATATGGCTGGATAGTTACTGCGGCTAATGTTGAGTTGCAAAAGATGAATAAGACTGAGCCTGAGCCAGAGCCTAAGGAAGAGAAGAATATCGCTGGCCCTGGTTATAAAGAGCCTGAGCCTGAACTAAATAATGGTATGCGACGGGGCATATCCGGGCCTCCCTCTAACTTTGAACTGGAGACCGAACGTGGTTAAGGGTAGTATAACTGAAGCTAAACCTCTCTCCTACGACCCACCAAAAGGTCCGCAGTACCAGATGCACGAGCGTCCAGGTCTCGGTGGAGGTATTAATCACGGTAATGGTTCTATGCCCTCAGGTAAGGAGACTGGAAAGCCTGGGATTGAACATACCAATCATGGCTGTTGTGGCTCTCAAGGAAGGTACTGAACATGATAACTCCGACAATCGGTAGGAAGATTTGGTTTCATCCAGCGATTAACTTCGACGGTGCATGTAGCGATCCAAGTCAACCACTAGACGCGTCTATCGCATATGTGCATTCACCTACGTTAATCAATATTAGCTTCGCTGATCAAAATGGTAAGATGTATAACGCTACGTCTGTACGACTTTGGGATGGAGAAGGTCAGCCACCAAGTAGCTACTACTGTGAGTGGATGCCATATCAAGTTAATCAGGCTAAAGCGCGGTAAGATATGACTCAGATCGTAGATATAGTTAACCGTGCTCTCCAAGTTCCGGGGACTCGTGTGACTGTGTCTGCGGCTGAACTTGCTGCTAATAATACTAACGAAGCGCAGCAGATTAACCTCCAGCTAAACGTGACACGGCGCCAGCTCCTTCGTATGGCGCCGTGGAACTTTGCATTTAAGACAGCAAATCTAGTTTATATCACTTCTAGCCCTGGTACACCCGAGAACACTTCAGCCCAAACCACGCTCTGGCAACCAGGCCAACCCGCTCCACCTTGGGCTTATGAGTATCAGTATCCTGTGGATTGTGTTAGGGCCTGTACGTTAATACCAGCAACCCAGACTGGCTTTGCTGGTGGTATTCCAATCACAACCGCAGTGACAGGCGGTGCCGCAGCGTTCTGGCAAGGCCCTCCGGTCAAGTTCAAAGTCTCCAACGATACATTTGAACCAGTAACGACAGCGGCGGTCGCTTTTGGTGGGGTAGGCCACGCCGTTGGGGATATTATAACTCTAGCTTCAGTACCTAATACCTCGCCGCCTATCGGGGCCCCAGCTCAACTACTCGTGACTTCAATCGATGGAGGCGGAGCTATTACCGGCGTTAGTGTCGTGAATGTCGTACCAGGTTCAGACGAAGTTATCGGCGGTAGTTACTTCGAAGCTCAAATCAATCCAGTAGCGCAGGGCTCAACAGACGGTCTTGGCTCTGGCGCCACTTTCAACCTCACCTTCGGCCCACCTGTTCCACAGCGTGTGATCTTAACTAACCAAGAATTTGCGACTATGTCCTACGTTCAGGATATAACCGATCCTAATATCATGGACGACGCTTTCCAAGATGCCTGGGCTAAGGTTCTCGGGGCTTCAATTACAATCCCGTTAACTGGCGATAAGAAACTTGCAAATCTCGCTATCGGTGCTGCTAATTCTATCATCGAACGTGCCCGTGTTATGGACGGAGTTGAGGGCCTCACTATAAACGACGTAACTCCAGACTGGATACGTATACGGGGCGTAGACTTCCCTGAGCCATACTCTGGACCATATACTGGCTTTGATTGGGGTGGAATGTGGCCGATATTCGGGTAGGAGCGTAGCTTGAGTGACATAGCAGTCCAAGCCTCCTTTAACTCTGGTGAATGGGCTCCAGCTCTATACGGCCGTGTCGATATCCAGAAGTATCGCTCTGGTGCAGCGAAGCTCCAGAATTTCTTCGTAGATTATCGAGGTGGGGCTAGCTCAAGACCTGGTACAGCTTATATCAACCAAGCCTATAAATCCTCAACAGCCATACGGCTAATCCGCTTCCAGGCTAGCTTTAGCGTCGGCTATATCCTTGAGTTTGGCGATTTCTATATCCGCTTCTACTTCCAAGGTAAGGCTGTACTTGAGAATGGCTTCGCTATTACTGGAGCCACTCAAGCCAACCCTTGCGTGATAACAGTCCCAGGGCATAACTATAACATCGGAGACTGGATATTTATCTCTGGCGTCGGAGGTATGACTCCTCTCGATGGCTTGTTCTTCTCAGTTCGAGCTATTGCTGGCTCAGCCGTGACACTCGGTGATCTAAATGGTAACCCTATTAACTCTATCGGCTTCCCCGCATATACCAGTGGTGGACTAGCCCAACGAGACTATACTATACCAAGTCCATTCGCCGCAGCTGACCTAGCGTTAGTTAAATTCGCTGTCTCAACAGATATTATGGTACTAACGCATCCAAGCTATCAAACGCAGATACTAACTCTAAACTCGGCTACAAATTGGACGATAGCTCCACTAACCGTCGGCTCAACAGCTCAAATCCCAACCGGCCTAGTCGCGGCTACAACCGCAGGGGCAGGCTCAGCTCACTTCTCCTATGGTGTAACCTCTATAGATGGTAACGGTCAAGAATCTAATATGTCGGCACCTGTCGATCTTATTAGCAATATTAGGACTGTCCTAGGTTCTAACTCCGTAACCTGGAACCCAGCACCTGGGTCTGTGGCTTATAATGTTTATGAAGCTGAGATAAGTCTATTTGGCGTAGTTCCATCTAATGTTCAATACGGCTTCGTCGGTACACTTCAAGGTACTAAGTTCATCGACACTAATATAGGCCCTAACTTCAGCCTTAGCCCACCTATTGCACAAAGCCCATTCCTCGGCTCAGGTATTGCCTCAGTCGTAGTAACAGCTCCTGGAACTTATACCACCGTCCCTAGTGTCGTCTTCGGCGGTAGCCCTGTCATATCCGCTGCGGCCTCGGCTACCTTAGTTGCGCAAAGCGCCGTAGTTTCAAATGGAGGTCTTGGCTATGTTGTGGGCGATTGGATACAGTTCGCTAATGGTCTTAGAGTTATCGTCGCTAGCGTTGGCTTGGGTGGAGTTACCGGCCTACGTCCTTTAACCTTCCCGGGTTCGAACGCTGGAGCTATAACCTCTGGTTCAACACCAACTAATCCTCTATCCCAGGTGGCAACCTCAGGCTCTGGCTCCGGTTGTACTATAAATGCGACTTGGGGAGTTGGGTTCGTAACACCAACCCTAACCGGCCAGGGCTATACTTCGGCTCCATCGGTTACGTTTAGTCCAGCAGGCGCCACAGCGACCGCACTACTTGCGCCTCCAACCTTAACTAACCCATCAGTCTGTGGGTTCTTCCAAGAGCGCCTTATTCTAGCAGCACCAACCTCAAGGCCAGAAACCTTCTTCTGCTCTAAGCCAGGGTCATACTTTAACTTCGATATCTCACTACCAGCTAATGCTTTAGATTCTATTACTGGTACAATCGTCTCGGGTGAACTAAATACCATCCAGTCTATAGTCCCAAGCTCTGCCGGTATGCTTATGCTCACCGATAAAGCTTCTTGGCTTGTTAATGGAGGTTCTAGTGGTTCAGCAATCTCCCCTAGTGCTATCGTCGCCAACGCTCAAAGCTTCATCGGAGCTAATCACGTACCACCGATCGTGGCTAACTATGATGTACTTTACGTCCAATCCAAAGGAGCCGGGATTAGAGACTTGGCTTTCAATATTTACTTTAGTGTCTTTACCGGTACAGATATCTCTATACTGTCATCCCACTTATTCTATGGATTCCAGATTTCGGAGTGGGCCTGGGCTGAATCCCCATTCTACACAGTCTGGGCAGTTAGAGACGATGGGCAGATGTTAAGCTTGACCTATCTTAAGGAACAAGAATTTATCGGCTGGGCTCATCATACTACTCAGGGTGACTTTGAATCGGTTGCGACTGTAACTGAGGCTACTAGTACTATTCCGAATGTAGATGCAGTTTATGTAGTTGTAGAGAGAACTATAAATGGAAACACAGTTAAATATATCGAACGTTTTACTGAGAGAGTATTTCCAAATATTGACGCCATGGGGTGGTGTGTGGATGCAGGAATATCCTATAGCGGCGCCGCTGCTACAACTTTCAGTGGAGCACAACATCTTGCTGGACTCACGGTTACTGGAGTGGCCAATGGAGTCCCCATACCTCCCTTCGTCATGCCGCTTTCAGGTACTTTTACGCTAGGTTCGCCTGTTTCCGATGTAATTGTGGGTCTTGGCTTTAATTGTGACCTTCAAACTCTTCCGTTGGATGTTGGCGACCCTTCGATTCAAGGAAAAGTCAAGAAAATACCTCACGCCGATATTCGAGTTAACCAAACACTTGGATTACAGATTGGCCCCGACTTCGATCATCTCCAACCGATGAAGGACTTAGTCATTGGCAATGTCAGTTCTATGTTAACTGGACAAGAGTCACAGGTAGTAAGTGGCTTATATTCTGGTGATACTCGAACATTTTTTGGCTCAGCCTATACAGTCCCTGGGCAATATTGTCTTCGGCAGAGCCAACCTGTTCCAGCCTCAATCCTAGGAGTTTTCCCGGCTCTGGTTCAAGGGGACGATAGATGAATGGGCAAGTCTACTCTGCCACTCCAGAGCAAGTAGTGCAGTGGATCGATCCTGAAGCGACACCTTGGATTGAGGCCTCACGTCCTCTACTAGTTGGAATATATAAAGGTGAGTGTGGTTGTATTCTAGGTACAATCCCAGCTTCAATCCTAGGTGATAGTGCCTACCTCTGGCTCTGGACACCGCCAGTCGTTCCAAAGATCGCCTTCGGCCGCCATGCAAAGCAGGTAATACCTAAGCTTCTTACACTATATTCAGAGTTGATTTGCAATTGCTTCAACCCAGACTCTGCAAGGTGGCTACGCTCACTAGGAGCAATAGATATTGGCCCTAACTTACTTGTCTTCCGGAGGAAGTAATGGCTAGCCCACTTACCGCTGGAGTTGCCGGTGTAGGGATGCTTTCCTCTGTGATCGGTGCTTTTACTCAAGTGGGTGGCGCTGAAGCCGCAGGCCAAGCTCAGCAACAAACCGATCGCTATCTTAGTCAGCAGGCTCTATATAATTCTCAAGTTGCAGCACATAATGTAGCCTTAGCTCGGGAGCAAGGCGAAGCTACCACTCAGAACTATGGCCTTGGGGCTAGTGCTAGGCTAGGGCAGATCAAAGCTACCCAGGCTTCAAGTGGTCTCGATATAAACTCTGGCTCAGCTCTCCAAGTTCAGAAGAGCCAACAACTCGTTTCTAATATAGACATGGACCGCATTCGCTCAAACGCTGCTAAAACTGCTTATAACTTCAATGTAGAATCGGTGCAGGATAGGAATCAAGCTCAACTCTATACTATGGCCGGAGCCAACGCCGCACAGGCGGGACAAATCAGTGCACAGGCTAGCCTTATATCCGGGGCTGGGTCTGT